CAGGCCCTACTGGTCCTCAAGGAGCTAAAGGAGATACAGGTGCTCAAGGTGCACAAGGTACTCAAGGTAACGTAGGTCCTACAGGTCCTACAGGTGCAACAGGTCCAACAGGTCCTCAAGGAGCTCAAGGTAATAAAGGACAAAAAGGTGAAATAGGTCCTCAAGGTAACGTAGGTCCTCAAGGTAACACAGGTGCAACAGGCCCAACAGGCCCTACTGGTCCTCAAGGAGCTAAAGGAGATACAGGTGCTCAAGGTGCACAAGGTGCACAAGGTACTCAAGGTAACGTAGGTCCTACAGGTCCTACAGGTGCAACAGGCCCTACTGGTCCTCAAGGAGCTCAAGGTAATAAAGGACAAAAAGGTGAAATAGGTCCTCAAGGTCCTCAAGGTAACGTAGGTCCTCAAGGCAACGTAGGTCCTACAGGTCCTCAAGGTGCTCAAGGTGCTCAAGGTGCTCAAGGTGCTCAAGGTAATAAAGGAAATACTGGTTCACCTGGAGGTCAAGGCCCTACAGGTGCTCCTGGTCCTCAAGGTGCTCAAGGTGCTCAAGGTGCTCAAGGTAATGCTGGTGTTGCTGGAGCTCAAGGTCCAACTGGTCCTGCAGGCCCAACAGGCCCAACAGGCCCAACAGGCCCAACAGGTTCTCCTGGCCCTCAAGGTAATAAAGGTAACTCAATAGCCGATAACGTATCAGCTTTAGGTGTTAATACTGCTGCTGGTCCAACAGGTGATATTAGAGCTACTGGTGAGATTACAGCCTTTTACTCAGATAGAAGACTTAAGGATAACATAAAAGTAATAGACAATGCTCTTGATAAATTAGCTACATTAACAGGTATAACTTATACCCATAATGAATTAGCAGCAAGTTTTGGATATGATACAAGAAATAGAATTGTTGGTGTGTTTGCAGATGAATTAGAAGCAATATTACCAGAAGCTGTTAGATTAGCTCCGTTCGATACAGAATATGTTGAAGATGAAAATGGTAATAAAGTTGAAAAATCAAAATCTGGTGAAAACTTCCGCACAGTAATATATGAAAAAATCGTTCCATTATTGATCGAAGCTGTTAAGGAATTAAAAGCTAAAGTTGAAAGACTTGAAAATAAGTAATATAAATAATTAAAAGAAGTGAAGCGACCAATTTTGGTCGCTTCCTTTTTTATATTTATATTTATACAATAAATTAAGTTATGTATAAATTTGAACAAAACATTGCCTCAGATCCTTTAGAATGGTATTGGTTTAAAAATGGTTTTTCTTTTGATGAAGTAGATCATATTATAGCTGAATCAGCTAATTGGGGTTTAACTTCAGCAGGTGTAACAGATGCTGGTGTTATAAATAACGAAATGAGAAAAAGTGCAGTAGCATGGATTCCTCAAGTTAATGGTTATAAATGGATATATGATAAATTAGGTGGAATGATTCAAGAAGCTAATAATGCTCTTTGGAAATTTAATCTTTACTCAATGAATGAACAAATTCAGTATACTGAATATTATCAGGATGGTGGACATTATGATTATCATTTAGATATAGGGGGTGGATATCCATTAAATCAAAGAAAAATTAGTATTACTGTTCAACTTACAGGACCTGATGATTATTCGGGGGGTGATTTTCAAATTTTAAGAGGTAAAAATCCAGAAGATCTTCCTAAATTAAAAGGATGTGTTTTAGTATTTCCTTCTTATTTATTACATAGAGTTACTCCTGTAACTAGTGGTACTCGTAAATCATTAGTGTTATGGGTTGGAGGAGATAGTTATAAATAATATGAAACTAAATGTTTTATTCCATATTGGTTATTATAAAGATTTATTTTCCCCATTAGATAGAGAGTTAGGGGGAACTGAACAAGTTTTACTTAATACTATAAAATACTTAGCTAAAAACGGATACAACGTTTATGTAACAGGAGACGTTGCTGAAATGACTTATGATGATGTAACCTATCTTAATAGAGACTTACTTTGGAAAGTTCCGAGAAAATACGATGTCGTTATTGGGGTGGGTTACATTAATTTTTTACTTGATATAGAATATAAAGTAAATTATCATAAAGCTTATCTTTGGATCCATAATACAGAATATTATTCCTATTATAATGGTGAAATATTACCTAATGAGGGTAGAGATTTACTACCTAAATTATCAGGGGTAATTTGTGTTTCAGAATGGCATAAAAAACAAATATCAGAAAAATATAGTTACCCATTAGATAAAATTAAAGTAATTTATAATAGTATTAATGTTACTAACTTTACTGAGGAAGAAAAAGTAAAAGATTCATTTATATATTCATCACATCCTGAACGCGGGTTAAATACTTTATTAGAATTATGGTATTATATTAAAGATATAAAACCCAACGCTACATTAAAGGTATTTTGTCCCAAATATGGTTTAGATGTGTTTAATCAAATATATAAGAAATTAAATTTAAAGGATGTTCAATTTATTGGTAATGTTGATGCTAAAATACTTCATCAAGAATATAATAAAGCAGAATATTGGTTTTATCCAACTCAATATGAAGAAACATTTTGTATTACTGCTGTTGAAGCACAATTAGCTGGTTGTAAAATTATAACATCTCCAATAGGTGCTCTTCCCGAAATAATTAATGAAGCTGAATTTATTAAACATCCAGGAGAAGAATTAAGATGGTATCTTGATAAAATTAAGGTAATAGATCTTATAACAAACAATGATAGATTAACACGTAATAAAGCATATGCTTTCTTATTTAATATAGATGTTATTGGAAGAGTATGGAAAAACTTTTTAGATAGCTGTTATAGTTTTGATTGTGTTTACATTATTTCACTTAATAAAACGGATGAATATAAACAAAATACTATTAAACAGCTTGATGAAAGTGGAATCCAATATGAATCAATAGCATTTATTGATGGTGTAGATGGTAGAAATCCAAACCCAGGATTTGAATTTAAAGCTTGGGAAGGATGGAAAATATCAAATATAAAAGAATTTGAACATTTTCGTAATGAGAAAAAATTTAAAAATAATGCTGATTGGTATTTAAGAGATGTTACTCCTGGAGAAATAGGATGCGTATTATCTCATATTAAATGTTGGAAAGATGCTTATAAAAATGAATTTAATTCTGTACTAATATTAGAAGAAGATTTTTACCTAAATGAAAAATTTTCTCAAAATATAATTTCATCTATTCAAAATTGGGATTTAATTCATTTAGGTAGAAATTTAATGAGAGATTTACCCGAACAACAAATTAATGCTTATTTTACTCGTCCTTTGTTTTCATTTAATGCTCATGCCTATGCTTTAAGTAAAAAAGGTATTGAAATAGTTATTAGTAAACGTTTAGAGGAAAATTTAATTCCAACAGATGAATTTTTACCTACATTATATGACACACATTTAAGACCAGATGTAATTGAATTATTAAATAAACATGATAAACGTAAATTAAATGCTTACGCTACAAATATAGAATATATAGTTCAAAAAAATAATAAATCACAAACTGAAAATATACATTTAGAATCTGTAATAGAACCTTTTAAAATAAAGATTATGGACAAAGAATATACTCCGTTACATCCAGATTTATATCAATATTGGAATGATACGGCGGCCTGGCATAGAAAATTTTTAGTACCTGGCATGGTTAAAAAAGAATGGGAATTATTTGTTGATGAAGAATTTGATGGAACATATATTTATCCATTTTTTACTAAAGAATTTTGCACTAAAATAATTGAAGAAGCAGAACATGCTCAAGTATGGACTTTTGCACGTCATGAATTTTATCCAACAACCGATTTTGTATTAACTGAAATTGGCTTTGATAAAATATATTATGATTTGCTTTGGGAATTTGTTATGCCTATGGCAATGCATAAGTTTGGATTAGAGGGTAAAGGATGGGATCAACTAAATGCTGAAAACTTTTTAGCACGATATACACCAGATACTCAAGGACATTTAAGTTTGCATCATGATAGTTCCCATATTACTGCTTTAGTAAATTTATCTGAAAAAGATATAGATTATACTGGTGGTGGAACTTGGTTTTGGCGCCAAAAAAAATTATCTAAACCTCCACAGGGTTGGATAAGTGTACATCCAGGAAGTATAACACATAAACATGGTGCTCGTCCTGTTTTAAGTGGTAAAAGATATATAATTGTTTCATTTATGAAAAATAAAGACTTTTAATATGGGAATTTTACAAGAAAAACCAACACAAATTACTGCTGAAGAGTTACAAGAACTTAAAGATCTTCAACAAGCTAAACAAGCATTAATATATGCTTTAGGTGAACTTGAATATGAAAAATTAAGACTAGAATCACAAAAACAATTACTAGAAACTCAATTTAATAAGGTTATTCAAGGTGAATATGAAGTATCTCAACGTATATCTGACAAATATGGTGATAATAAAATAAATTTAAAAACGGGCGCATTAGAGGCTATTACTGCTTAATTTTTAAATATTTTTCATATATTTATCAGTAGACAAAATCTAATTAAAAATGGCTGAAACTTTATTATCTCCTGGTGTATTAACTCGTGAAAACGATCAATCACAAGTAACCTCAGGCCCTATTGCCGTTGGTGCTGCTATTATAGGCCCTACAGTAAAAGGTCCAGTAGAAATACCAACAATAGTAACCTCATATTCTGATTATAAGAATAAATTTGGTGCTTCGTTTGTTAGTGGTGGTGTAACTCTTGAATATTTAACTTCAATTTCTGCATATAACTACTTTCAACAAGGTGGTGAAACATTATTAGTAACTAGAGTAGTATCTAGTTCTAATTCTGCTTATACTCCTGCAACATCATCTCAGATTACTAATATAGGTGGTACTGGTGCTTCGTTTGTTCTTGAAACACTTTCAGAAGGTGTTATCATGAATAATGCAACTCAAAGTGCTGTAGCAGCCTCAGGTAAAACTTTACCTGGTGGGGCTTTAACAAGTGGTTCAGTTGACAACATTCGTTGGACTGTAACTAACGTTAATACAGGTTCAGGTACATTTAACCTTATTATCCGCCAAGGTAATGATACTTCTAATCAACAATTAGTAGTAGAAACTTGGTTAAATCTTTCATTAGATCCTAACTCACCAAATTACATTGAGTATGTAATTGGTAACCAAGTTAAAAATATAATTACTGATGGTGATGGTCGTTTAAATATTCAAGTTACTGGTTCATATATTAACCAAAGTAGATATGTTCGTATATCAAACGTACCTGCTCCAACTCCAAACTATTTATTAAATAACGGAACATTTAATGCTGCATATACTGCTTCATTACCTGTTGTAGGTTCTGGTTCTGAAGGTGGTGCCTTTGGAGGCGCTACAGGTCCATTATTTGGAAATGGTAGTGGTGCTTCTACAGGATTAAAAATGTTTACTCAAATTGACACTATTAATATTCAAGGATTATCAGGAAGTGATTATTCAAACGCAATTTCAGTTCTCTCAAATCCTGATGAATATGATTATGAATTAATTACTTTACCAGGTGTTAATTATCAAAATGCTTCTGGTATTTTAAGTACATTAATGGCTAATAGTGAAAACAGAGGTGATACAATGGCCATTGTTGACATGGTCAATTATGGTACTGCTATTTCAACTGTTATTACAGCTGCTAATAGTTACGATTCATCATATGGTGCTACTTACTGGCCTTGGGTTCAAGTATTATCTCAGGAAACTGGTAAATTAGTATTTGTTCCTGCTTCAACTGTTATGGGTGGTGTTTATGCATATAATGATAAAGTAGCAGAAACATGGTTTGCCCCTGCAGGTTTTAACCGTGGTGGATTATCAGGTGTAATTCAAGCAGAAAGAAAATTATCACCATCAGATCGTGATAGTTTATATATCAATAAAATTAACCCAATTGCTACTTTCCCTGGACAAGGTGTTGTAGCATTTGGTCAGAAAACTTTACAAACTAAAGCATCAGCTCTTGACCGTGTAAATGTTCGTCGTTTATTAATTACATTAAAGAGATTTATTGGTAATATTGCTGATAATTTAGTATTTGAACAAAATACAACAACAACTAGAAATAAGTTCTTAAACCAAGTTAATCCGTATTTAGAAAATGTACAACAAAAACAAGGTTTATACACTTATAAAGTTGTAATGGATGAATCAAATAACACAGCTGAAACAATTGATAGAAATCAGTTAGTAGGTGCAATTTATTTACAACCAACTAAAACAGCAGAATTTATTATTCTTGATTTCAACATTACTCCAACTGGTGTTGAGTTTGCATAAAAAATAAATTATTTAATATTTATATCAAACAATAGATAAAATGGCAGTATTAAATCCGAACGAAATCATGTTCACAGCATTTGAACCAAAAGTTCAAAATCGCTTTATATTGTATGTAGATGGTATTCCATCATATTTGATTAAAAAAGCAGCAGCTCCTGGATTTGAAGCAGGAGAGATTATATTAGATCATATTAACGTTTACCGTAAAGTTAAGGGTAAAGTTCGTTGGAATGATATGTCTTTAGAATTATATGATCCTGTAGTTCCTTCTGGAGCTCAAGCAATCATGGAATGGGCACGTTTAGCTCACGAATCAGTAACAGGTAGAGATGGTTATTCTGATTTTTATAAAAAAGATTTAACTTTAGATATTTTAGGTCCTGTTGGTGATGTGGTAAGTGAGTGGATTATTAAAGGTGCTTATTGTAAAACAGTTACTTTCGGTGAATATGATTGGACAGCTGATGCGGCAATTAGCTTATCAGTTACAATCGCTATGGATTACTGTATTTTGAATTTCTAATAATACACAGTAGATAATAAAGAGGCGCTAAAGAAATTTAGCGCTTTTTTTATCAAATTTTTAAGAGATATATATTTATATCAAATAACGTTATATGACAGAACAAAACAATGTTGCAAATCTAGAATCTGCAGAACAATCTAAATTTAAATTTCCAACAGAAACAGTTGAATTACCTTCTAAAGGTTTATTATACCCAGAAGGAAATCCTTTATCTAGTGGTAAAGTAGAAATTAAATACATGACTGCAAAAGAAGAAGATATTTTATCAAATCAAAACTATCTATCTCAGGGAACAGTTATTGATAAATTGCTTCAATCATTAATTGTAACTAAATTTAGTTATAGTGATCTTTTAATTGGTGATAAAAACGCTATATTAATTGCTGCTCGTATTTTGGGTTATGGTAAAGACTATGATTTTATCAATGATGGAAGAAAAGTAACTGCTGATTTATCAACTTTAGAAAATAAACCTTTAAGAGAGGATTTAATTACTAAAGGTATTAATTCATTTGAATTTACTCTTCCACACACTAAAGCTGTAGTTACCTTTAAAGCATTAACTCATGGTGATGAACAAGCCATTGATCGTGAAATTAAAGGTTTGCAAAAAATTAATCCATCTGCTTCCGCAGATATTTCAACAAGAATGAAATATGTTATTACTTCAATTAATGGTGATAGTGAGAAAAAAACAGTTCGTGAATTTATTGATAACTACTTTTTAGCTAAAGATTTAAGAGCATTCAGACAATATTATAAGGAAGTAGTTCCTGATGTTGATATGAAAACTAATGTTATAGCTGATGGCGACGTACTGGAGGGCGTCGAGGTAGGAATTGGACTTAACTTTTTTTGGCCTGACTCCGGAATATAGATTTAGTTTATTTAAGCAAATTCATGAAATAGTATTTCATGGAAATGGTGGATACGATTGGCATACCATATATAATATGCCTATTTGGTTAAGAAACTTTACGTTTAATTCATTAAAGAAATATTATGACGAGCAGAATGAACAAGTAGAAGCTCAAAATAATATTATGACTAATAAAACTTCATCAAAAACAGAAATAGCTCGACCAAACATAGCACCAAAATCAACTTATACAACAGTAACAGCGCCCAAAAAATAGGCGCTGTTAATATTTATATCCATCATATATTAAGTAAATGGCCGAAAATCCAGCACAAGATACTGCTAAAGCATTAGAAGACGCAAAAAAGAAAGTGCGTGAACTAAACGAAGAAATTAAACGTTTAGGTGGGCAAGGCTTTGGAGATGTTAATACCATAATAACAGCAATGGGTAATAACATTGATAATGCTAATAAGCAAGTACAATTAATGCAGGATGAGGTTAATGATCTTAGAAATGCATTTAGTAATATATCTGATACTTTACAAAATGTAATAGCTGATATTAATGGTAGTACTAAAGCTTCTACTTTATTAACTCGTAATTTTAGCAAGTTAGAAGATTACTCTCGTAAGATACAGGAACATAAATCTGAGGAAAATGTTTTAACTGTTAAACAATTAAAAGAATTACAAAAGAAAGTTGGTAAAGAAATAGATTCGTTAAATGCAAATCTAAAAGAAGCAAAAGCACAGGAAACAGCACTCAAAAATCTGGAAAGAAAAAAGGGATTATCTAAATCTGAATCTGAGGAATTAAAAAAGAACTTAGCATATCAGTCAGAAATTAATAAGGCTTTAAAAGACAATGAAAGTTATTTAAACAAAATAGTTCCTTTAACAGCAAAAGAAGTAGAAGAAGAAAAAAAACGACAAAAAACTCTTGGTATTACTGGTAATTTATTTAAAGGAATTACTGGCGCTCTTGAAAAAATTGGAATTCAAAGTGAATACTTTGAAGACATGGGTAAAAAACTAAGAGAAGCAGCTAAATCAGGAAATCAATTACAAGTATTCGGTACAGGAATTAAAGGAGTATTTAGTGGGTTGGGACAAGCATTAGCAGATCCTGTTGGTAAATTTCTTTTATTAATAGCATTAGGTAAAAAATTACTTGATTTTGGTTTA